ATAGCACCGCCTACAAGATTTTCTGCATCAACCTTTGGAGATTGCTTTAAAAGTTTTTTAGCCTTTTTAAAACTATTACTAGTGCCAGCGTCTTTCATGCCAACACCGCCAAAAATACGTAAAGAACCAGCAGGAGCTTTTCCAAAAGTACTCATTCCACCCGCAGTACCTGCAATATTGTATAAGTCACTTATAGTGACATCAGTTTTTTTACCTGACAATACATCTCCAGGAATACTAACAGTATCATATATAGAACCTGCAACAGATTTTGCTGCGCCTACAACTTGTTCTCCTGTAGGTAGAAAAGGATTATCAGCATACTCTTTTACTGCAGGTATTACATCCTCTTTAATTTTATTAAGAGTTGTTCTTTGATCTTGTTTAGGCATTACTGTATATTTTGATCCATCCCAAGATCTAAACACTGGAAAACCAGCATCATTTTCTGCAACTTTTATATCGGAGTCTTGCGCACTTATAGGTAAAGTAAAAGCTTCAATATTAAAACCAGCATCAGCTAAAGTAGTACCGTAAGATATTTTTGAATAATCAACTTGATTATCTTGTTTAACAGAAGGAGCAGCATATACACCACGTTCTGAATCATCTTGTGATTTTATTTCATCTGATCTATCACCAAAAGTAGAAAGGTATTCTTGCATCCTATCTAAAAGAGATTGTTCTTCTTCAGCCATTGACGTATTCCCTAAGCTGTTTTAACTTACGTAAAGCAAATGCTTGGCCTTGTAATCTGTACATGTCTTCTAACTTAGAGGCTTGCTCCATAGCCCTATGAACTTCTAAAATTCTTTTATCAACCTCCGCTAAGAAAGATTCCCATAAAGGTTTGTCATTCACTAAAGGTTTTAGGTTGTTCATGGAGCAGCACTTTCACCAGTATTAGCTGAGAAGCCAGGTTCTCCTGGTGTAGGTACGGAACCAGTTCCTATAGTACCACCCCCACTACCTTGGGTATCAGTTGCCTGTGCCCCTGCTGGAACGCCCTGTGGTGGTAATGGTTGTCCGTCTGGTCCTACTTGAGGTGGAGTTGGGTTTGCTTCTTTCCATTTCTTTAGCATTTCAGCTTGCACTGTAGCATCCCCCAAAGAGTTTACTAACTTATCAGGATCAAGATCCATAGACTTAGCAATCTCACGAATAATATAATCCATCTTAGCAAAGGGAGCTAGTACTGGATTCTGTACGACACCAAGGAATTGCATTAGACGTTGGCTTCGTACTTCATTAGCCATCAGGCTTTCTGTACCACGAGCCTTGACATCAAGATCACCTTTGATCTCTTCGTCATAGTCAAACTGCATATTAAAGTTAAAGAAAGCTTTAGCTAGTGGACCTAATAGATAGTCATCAACGTTCTTTACTACGTTACGGATACTTCCGTTAGCCGCAGACATAAGCATAGAGATACCAGAGGCAGTACGTCCAACACCAGATACACCTGTCTGCCCGTGAGCAAACGAAGGAAAGCCAGTTGACTCATCAGCTAGTACTCGTGCCTTATCAAACATCTGCATGTTTTCATTAGATACGTTGGGAAACTTAGTACCGAAGATAGCCTGTCCAGGTGCTCCACCTTGGCGACGAAAGACTTTGCCTGGATACACGGATAGATCTTGTCCAGGTACTAAGTTAGTCTCATCTACTTCTATAAGCATATTACCAGATAACGCAGCATTGTCAACAGCCATACGCATAAAGCCATTCATTAATGTTTGCGTATCATCCATATTCTCTGCAATACCAATACCAAATAAACTATAAGGGCTTACTTCGTAGGGTACTGAGTAGTATGGAATAATTGCAGGAGTAAATGGATTCATAACTAAACGTAACACTTGGTTATTACAAACCCAAATATTTACATTTACTTGATCCATATCTTTTAGTTCCGAAGGAATATCAACACTGTAACCTTCAAGAACTTCGATATCAACATTACCCCAGAACTCTAGGACTTCGTAACGTTCTGCTTTGGATTCATTAGTGTCATCCTCCATAGCCTGTTCCCACCACTCTTTAGTGTAGGACTCACCCATGTTCACAGCAGTATCAATAGAATTTTTACGGAAGAAAGGCCTACGCTTAAGTGCTCGTACTTGACTACGAGACATCTTATGACGTTCTACAACGTACTCTGCCTCATCCATATTAGCAGCATCAGGATCTGGATAGAAGTTCCAAATAGAAACAGAAGAAGTTTGAGGTACAGTTTTAATATTAGGTTTGTACTCACCCTCTTCATTCCAATTAGGATACTCTTTGTCTACAGCAAATGGACCTTTCATTACGCCTGTACCAAACAAAGCACATTCAAAAGCAGCTACACGTAATTGTTTATTAGCATTAGACTCTTCAAGTTGATCATGGATTTTCTTTTCCATTTTCTTTGCTGAAACCATTGCGGGATGAAACGTAATCTCTGTAGCAGTACGTCCTGGTCCTTCTTTAAGTTTATCAGCTACTGGTCCAAGTCTAGATTTAAGACCTGCTAGACGTTCACTTAGATCAAGAGTAGTTTCTCCAGGTTGGAGTCTCATTTCTTCAGGGCTAAACTCATCTTTAGCTTTACTTGTTTCTTCATTAGATTCAAAGTTTACTGTCTCTACTACACCTTCAGGTAAAGTTGTAGGATCAACAGTAATTGGAAATTTATTATTACCAAAAAGAACTTCAACAATTTGTCCGTAAGCAGCTAAGACTTTAGTCTTAGTAACCTTAACAAAGATGCGAGACTTTTCTGTAGAAGTAAATTGAACATCAGGTCCATACAAACCACGATAGTTTCTATAAGCTTGAATCCAACGATGCTCTTCTACTTCACGAGCTTCAGAAGCTTTATAGTAACGGTCACGTACTAAAGATACAATAGTACCAGAAGGTATATCACTCATGTCTCCTTCTTTAGAATCTTCTAATGAAGAGGATTCAACTGAGTCCATCATTATACTCTCTTGGTAAATTTCGTCTTCTTCCATATTCTTTCCTTAATATCCGAAAGTTGGATCACTTGCTTGAAAGCCTGAGTGTTGAGTAGGGTCGTAATCAAAAAGACTACTACGTGGACGAGTCATAACTCCATATCGTAATGCATCATATAGGTGGTCTTCAGCGTGTGTATCTACATCCTCTGGATTTTTTTTATCCAATGGTAAAGCAGGTAGCTGAGAAATAATATTAGAACAACTATTAAAAAATACTAGTCTAGGTTTTTCAGTCCACTCATCTACTTGTAACCTTCTGTGTAATTCGTTCTTACCTGCTACACGAGAACCTCTAGATCTATCTGCAGGTCTCCAGTGACAACCACGTATAATCATTTGTTCTGCTAGAGAGGGGCCAGTGTCACCACGCTTGTGCCACAAACTACTGTCAAGTACACCATAACGTATCTTCTCTTCTGATTCAACATTTAATATCATATCAGCTAAATCAGTAGCAATAACTTTAGATACATACATCTCCCTATAAACAATTAATTGTTCATCAGGAGCTACTGCAATCCATACAACCCCTGTATAAGAACCATAACCGTAGTCACATGCACGAAACTTAGCCCAGCTAGCAGGTATATCAAAGGGTTCTATTACATGTATGTGTCTATTAAACTCTGAGAAGGCTGCACCTTCGTTAATATCCCAGTCACCTTCTAGTAACTGCCTACGTTGATGCTCAGGTAACGACAGAAGGTTAGCTTCGTACATACCATCTTCAGCTAAATAGGGGTTATCAAACAAAGTAGCAGGTATAAACCTGCGTTTAAAGAGTGGTTCACCTTCTTTAGTGTGACCTTTAGGCCAAGTAATAGTTTCTCCTGTTTCCCTATCAGTAGCCCAAAAAGCAGTATCAGGTACGTCAGGATCAATGAAAGTCTTCTTAACCCACTGGTGTCCTGGGCCTCCTGGGTTACTTGTAGCCCTCATGTGGAGGGGTAACCCTGAATCTTTAGTAGTACGTAGCCTTGAGCGCATGTAATCCCAAGGATAAGGCGTAGGCCACTGTGTCATCTCGTCAAAGCCAATCCAATTAAAGGCTTGACCCTGATATCTC